CTTTCCTGAAGATCAAGTAGATGTAAACGTTAGTCCTGAAAAATGGCAAGATTACGATGCTCTATTTATTTGCGAAGGAGTTAATTTTGTTCCTGGATCGTTTAATGTGCCCGGAGGACCACAGCCTCTACACTATGAAAAGATGAAAGCAATAGGAAACTACAAAGGAATCGTAAAGTTCATCAATAATCAGTTTGACTTCGAAGGATTCAACAAGAGACTTAAGATCGAAGACTTAAACTTTCCTATAGGTAATTTCGTAGACCTATTCAACTCTTATGGAAATCGATCAAGAAAAGCAGTCATCGGAGACTCTCATGCCTTATCAGTATGGAGACCAAAATATGCTTTAGACTTCACTCCTGGTCGTACTTTGCATGGATTTCTTAAACGCAATACTCCTGAATTAATGAATGAAGTTTTTGACGAAACAGTTCTTTATTTTGGGAACATAGATATTAGATTTCATCTAATGAGGCAAGAAAATCCTGCAGCAGCTACTGGAGATCTATTTAGAAGATACATAGAGTTTGCAAAGCAACTTAATAATGTAACTCTAGTAAACTTGATTCCAGTAGAACACGAATCAAGAAAAATACCAGGAACAGGATTATATAAAAAGCAACCATTCTTTGGAACAAGAGAAGAGCGTCAACGTCTTAGAGATACTGCAAACAGAATCATGAACAATTCAGGACTGAAAACTATTCAGTGGCCAGAAGAATGGGTAGATGAAGACGGTACAAAGATGCTTGATATACTAGAAATGAAGCAATCAGTTCATCTCAAGCCAAAAAATTACCCTTTTCTAAACGAAATACTATAATATGTACTTAAACAAAACAAAGGGAGACTCTAACTTAGATCTAGCAAATGGTAGAAATTTACAGTACTACTTAGATCTTACTAAAGACTACAAACACGACTTCACTTTTACCATTAAAGATATCGAAGGATTTAAAGTAATTGATGATGGTGAGTTTCTTTACGGCACTAAAGCTAAAATGGCTGACTTTTTTATTTCACAAGTCAAAGAAGATGCTATGGTTTATTGTGCTCCTCGTACAGGATACGCCCCGTTCTCACTCTGCTATCTCGCAAAGAAATATAATAAGAAACTATATCTCGTAATGCCAGCGTCTAAAGAAGCTTCTGAGCATCAGAGGACAGCTATCGAATATGGAGGAATTCCTATCTTTTTAAGAATACCTGCTATGCCTACCGCAAATATTTGGGCAAAACAGTTCGCTGAAAAGATTGGAGCAAAATTTCTTCCCTTTGGTCTTAAGCATGAAATGGTAGTAGCTGGAGGAATTAGAATATTTTATGACAACTTCAAAGATATGGACATAAAAACAATGTGGTCAGTTATGTCTACCGGAGTTTTATCAAGATCACTACAAATTGCTCTACCAAATACAGAATTTCATGCAGTAGCAGTAGCTAGAAACATTCAAGACGGAGAACTTGGTAGAGCTAAATTCTATACTCACTCAAAACCATTCTTAAAAGAAGCTAAGATCATACCACCATTTGATTGCATTAGAACTTACGACGCTAAAGGTTGGGAATTGCTAAAAGAAAATGGTAAGCCAGGAGATTGGTTTTGGAATGTGGCCGCAAATATGCCAAAGCCAAATATTAAACCAAGCGAGGTAGACTCTGATAGAGTTTGGGGAGACCACAAGGATATGAAACAATATATCAATTAATTTTAGTAAATTTGGTTATGAATATATTAGACGAAGCAAATAATATAGTAAACAAGCGATCAGAAGAAAAAGCTCGTATGTATGGACCCTTTGCAGAAGGCATGGATAGAGCTGCTATGATTATGAAAGGCATGACTGGTAAAGATATTACAGGTGAAGATATGTATGCAGCTCTAGTTGCCTTAAAGCTATCGAGACATTCCTATAATTACAAAGAAGATAACCTCTTAGATGCAGTGGCATATTTAGGAGCATTAGATAATCATATAAAAGAAAAACAAAATGACGTTAAGTAACGAATTTCAACCTATTAGAGACTGGGCACAAGAACGTGGTATTTACGAAAAAGGAGATCCAAAGACACAGTATATTAAACTGCAAGAAGAAGCTGGAGAATTGGCTAAAGCGATCTTAAAAAATGATGAAGAAGAGTTTGTTGATGCTATTGGAGACTGTGTAGTAGTTCTTACAAATCTAGCTAAGCTTAAAGGCTATAATATCGAAGACTGCATTAACTCTGCTTATGATGTTATTGCTAAGCGCAAAGGTGCAATGGTTGATGGTACATTTGTAAAACAAGAATCGCTGTGAAACAAAGAAAACTAGACTCAGTTTTCATGAACATTGCAAAAGAAGTTGCAACTTTATCACACTGCGTTCGATTTAAAGTCGGCGCAGTTTTAGTAAAGGAAGGTAATCTAATATCTTTTGGGTATAATGGTACTCCAGCTGGTATGGATAATGGTTGCGAAAAAGATAATGTCACTGTTCCTCATGTAATCCACGGAGAAGTTAATGCGATTCTTAAAGCGGCTAAAACAGGAACTTCCGTAAATGGTGGAACTTTATATCTAACCCTGTCTCCATGTCTTGATTGCTCGAAACTTATTTTACAATCAGGAATAAAAAGAGTTGTATATTTAACAGCATATAGAAACTTAGAAGGAGTAGACTTTTTAAAACAATTCATTACCGTAGAGCAATATGATACAAAATAATCATTTTAAGACACCAACCACTGCATTTGAAACAGCTTATCATTATATAGAAGCTAATGGTAAACCTTTTGCTGGCACCAAAGCTATATTTAATAGTTCATTTACCATTGAGAATCCTTTAGAATCAGTGATCACTACTCCAATTAGAAAGTTTAATAAGGAGTATTCTGATTATGAGTGGGATTGGTATCTTAAAGGAGATAGAGATGCTTTAGAAATATCTGAAAGAGCTAAGATGTGGAAGCAAATGTTTGTTGGAGAAACTACAGAAGTCAATTCTAATTATGGTTACTTTTGGAACTATAACAACCAATTAGATAGATCTATAGAAGAGTTAAAAACTAACCCATCTTCACGTAGAGCTATTGTTGTACACTATGACATAAACGAATTAGATAGATACAAATACGATACTCCTTGTAACGACGTACTTAATTTCTATATCGAAGATGGCAAACTAGAACTTACAGTATTTGCTAGATCTATAGATCTTTGGTTCGGTTTCTGTAATGATCAGTACTGCTTTTCTAAACTGATGGAATTAGTTGCAAATAGATTAGATTTACAGGTAGGTAAAATGCATTGGTTTATAACAAATCTCCACATATATGAGCGACATTTTAGAAAATTTTAAAGGAGATCTAATACTCTTAGATCGAGAATTTTTAGAAGAGCAGATTGATCATTTATCTGAAAAAAAATACAACCGCTTTCAATGGTGGAGAAGATATCATAATATTCAAGAGTTAGATGAGAAAGCTCCTATGCGACTTAAAATACTTAATGGTGATTATGAGTACCCAAATTATTTTTATCAAGCTCAACATGAAGTCTATAGAATGTCTGATGAAGTGAATAGTATGTCTTATGGAGAAGATAGGATAGACAGAATCAATCTGTATATGGAGCGCTATAGGAGACTCATGGAAGACTCTCATAAAGAAGAAGATAAAAGATTCAATGGATTAAAGAAAAGACTGTCCAGAGAGTTTAAAATGACTAAGGAAGCTATTGAAGATCTAATGCAAGACTTTGATGGAACAATAGACGATCTATATTTATACTTACTAAACCAAAAAAATGAAAAAAGTAATTTATGTTAGCGCTCCGTGGTGTGGTCCTTGTGGAGCTTTTAAACCAATTTTGAAAGAAGTTACTGAGGAAATGGGAATCCCAGTAGAATATGTAGACGTAGACACGAATCCAACTATTGCAGAGCAGTATGGAATTAGAGCTGTTCCAACTACGATACTATTGAATGGAGATACTATGATATTCAAATATAGTGGAGCAATGAGCAAGTCGCAACTAAAGTCCAATTTACAATAAAATAAAGATCATGGTTTCACTAAAAGAAGCTATAGCTGAAAAGCATTCTATAGCAGAGCGTAAAGAATTTAATCAGAGAATGTATAGTGGAAACATGTCTAAAGAAGACTATCTTTATTATCTAATCCAACAATATCATATATTCAAAGAAATCGAGACTAGAGATCTACCTAGTCTGACTTTAGCTAGAACAGAAAACGTAAAGCAAGACATAATAGAACTAGGAGGATTTATTTTTAGTCCTTTAAAGTCTACAGAAGAGTATAGAGCTTATTTAAGTTCTATAGATCAAGATTCACTATTAGCTCACGTATACCTTAATTACCTAGCTTTAGTTTATGGTGGACAAATAATGAAATCAAAAGTTCCAGGATCAGGTAAAATGTACGAGTTTCAAGACAAACAAACCGCTATAACTAGCATTAGAGCTATACAGCAAGATTCTTTGGCTGATGAAGCAAATATAGGATTGGATTACGTTATAAAAATATACGATGAGTTACAAAATTATCCTGGATAATATAGCAGACAAAGTAAAAAAGCTTATCTTAGAAATAGATGAAGCAAAAGAAATAGAGACTGAAGATTTTGGATGGATTAATCATCGCTATAAGTCTAAACACTTTAGAATCGCGCATATAGAAAGGTACTCAGATAAAAATTTAGAAGTACTACACATCACTACATTTCCTAATGAAACTAGTCAAAATCCAATATTTGGATTTGATGTTATTACAATAGATAAGAAACCTTTGGCTGCGTTTCTAGATTATTCTCCTACAGTATCTAATATCGAATACGAATGCTCTCACTCTTTTGAGACATTATATAAACTTCCTGAATGGGCGAATAACATATTTTCTAAATCGGCTATAGCTATAATACCAAGTGACCAAGATCTTGAAACTTTAAGTGAAATAGTAGTAGACGCTTATAAAAAGTATATTGATCTTTGCATAAATGAAAAAATAAGTTTAGAGTACAGTAAACTTCAAATTAAAGAAAGACAAAACTATTATTGTCAAGAGCAACAAAAAAACGAAAGAACCTATAGTGTACTAAAAGCTAAATTAGGAGAAGACCGAGCTAAGATATTTATGAGTGAAATTCTTTTTCCAAAAATAGGTTAATGATTAACTAAAAAGATATATTTTTATAATAATAAAGATTGATATATATTTACATAGATAAAACGTTATGACAAAGAAAGTAGTAAGAAATAGAAAAAAAGTAGTTAATTGGTCTATAGATCCTATATTCATTAGGTATCGACTTAAAAAAACTAATACTAGATTTTATTTTTTACCAACAATCGTATTTATTCATAATCACGACGAGAATTTTTTCGATTATTGCACTTACGAGTACTGGAAAGTAATTTTTAAGTTCGCTATATTTGGAATAGGTATCTCTCTAAACAAAGATGTTAATTTCTAAAACAGTTCTTTAATTTATTGGGGCATAAATGGTATCGATTGCCATGAGAACGGTAGTATCACATGCAGGCGTTTGGTAGAGTCGCCTTAGAAAACTGCAAACAATAACTGACGAAATGTCAACAATGACTTACGATGACCTTATGGCCTTCGTAGGCGCCGATTACGCTCTAGCAGCCTAGTCCGCAATCGGGTGAGTAACCTAGGAACAGAACTACTCCGAGTATTCACGATCGACTCGATAAATAAGGACTGTGAGACTGTTTTCCTAGTTTTCTCAAAACAAGGTGGTGGACTCCGATATATACGGTGGGCCTCTTACGGTGCAGTGAAAGCAGTACTAAGCATGTGAGACGTTGGTATTATTGTTACTTGGTAAGACTTGGGTTCGAATCCCAAATGCTCCACCAAAAAATTGCGAGGTAGAGCAGAGGTAGCTCGGCGGGCTCATAACCCGTAGGTCGCAGGTTCGATTCCTGCCTTCGCTACTAAAAACAAAAGTTATGGAAATTAAATTTGCAGACAGTTTTTTTGAAAGTCTCAAGACATTAAATAGACATCAAACTTGGTGGTATAAAACTTATAGGTTTTTTACATACAATCTTCCAGAATTTTTTAAGAACATTTATCGATTCAGAAAAGAATTATATCAACATCGTTGGTGGGATTATGCTTTTACATTATCTGTATTCAAAAGATCTTTAGAAATTCAGTATAAAGGTATGGAAGAAAATGGATCTGAGAATAAAAAAACTCTTCATAAAAAGCTCGCAAAAATGAAAAGAGCTATAAAGATTCTAGAGAATAGAGAGGCAGATGTATACATAGAGTTAGCTGAACAAAAACTAGGTAAACTTCATGATTGGGATATTATAAATGATAATCTTACTGATTATGAACATGACCATAATAAAAATGTATATTCATTAGCTAGTGAATTAGAAAAACAAGAGTGGACAGAATTTTGGGAAATACTTGAAGGTCAAGATTACGAAAGTTACGATAAGGAAAAACACGGTGATTTTGATGATTGGTACGATGGCAGCGGAATTTTAGGCTGGTGGGACTAGCAATATAAAAACATAAATTATGATAGGATTGATTATATTAGCTATATCTATGCTACTATCGCTTATTTGGCTTTGGGTAGGAGGAATAGATTACATGAAGCAAAAACATCCAGACTACAAAGGAGAAGACTTTTTAGATTGGAAGATCACAGAAGAAGAAAAAAACGAAATACAATAATAAATAAAACAATAGTATGCAACAACCACAACAACAACTTAATATCACAGTAGATAAAACAACGGAAGTAGTGTGTGAACACTGTGGATCTAACACATTTAAAGAAGGAATGTTTCTTAGAAAAGCTAGCAAGTTTTTGACAGGTCAACCACAAGATTCAATTATTCCAGTACCTACTTTTATTTGCGCGCAATGTGGTAAAGTTAACGAAGAGTTTACAATAAAACAACCGTAATGTATAAAAAAGAAGGTAAGGTTACGATATATGACAAAAATAATAGTAGAACAGTCGTAAAGACTGATTCTATTGTAGATGGCGTTATAGATAAGCTTATTAGTAGAGCTGTAGTAGGAAAGAAAAAGTATGGAGTTACGCTTGATAGAAACGACCTTAGCCTAAGTGATTGGTTGACACACCTTCAAGAAGAATTAATGGATGCAGTGAATTATATTGAAAGAATTAAAAAGGTTGTCGATGGCGAAAAAAGATCAGATATCAATTAATTATGCTTATCAGAAGTCAGTATCGTTTAGTCAATATTCGATGTATAGTTCCTGTCAGTATCAATGGTATCTTGCTTATGTAAAAAAGCAAAAGATATTTAAACCAGGAATCCATCTTTTATATGGTACTAGTTTACATGAAGCTTTGCAAGAGTTTCTTAGATTGATGTATGATGAATCAATCAAAGCAGCAGAAGAGATGGGATTGTCAGAGTATTTCCAAGCAAGAATGCTAGAAAACTATAAGAATGATCTTGATCAAAATAAGAACGAACATTACTGCACTAAAGAAGAATTCAAAGAGTTTATAGACGACGGATTCGCTTCTTTAGAATGGTTTAAAAAGCATAGATCAAAGTATTTCTCAAAGAAAGGCACTAAGTTAGTAGGAATAGAAATTCCAATTTTGCAACCTATTACTGAGTATTCTCCAAATGTACTTCTTCAAGGATATATAGATTTTATTCTTTATAATGAGAGTGATGACTCTTACACTATATATGATATCAAAACAAGTACTAGAGGCTGGTCAGATAAAGAAAAGAAAGATGAAACCAAAATTAATCAGATCTTATTCTATAAGAAGTTTTATTCAAAAGCTTTAGAAGTTCCAGAAGATAAGATCGATGTTAAATTCTTTATCATTAAGAGAAAGATCTATGATAAAGCTGAATTTCCTATCCCAAGAGTGCAAGAGTTCGCACCAGCAAACGGAAAGATTAAAGTTAAGAAAGCATTCGAAAGTCTAGAAAATTTTGTTAAAGCGTGTTTTACGCCTGATGCTAAGTACAACATGGAAAGAGTATACGAAAAAAACTCAAAGTCCTGTAAATATTGCCCATACGCTGATAAACCAGACCTTTGCGATAAGAAGAACTAAATATTTTTAAATATATGTAAATTTAGTGTATTTATAGATATTTATTAGAAAACATCTATGCAGCACATAATAAAGAGAACGATCACTTCGGTAAAAATTCCTGAGAATTTATACGAAGATTTTAAGATAATGTCTGTAAGATCTAAGATTAATTTACAAGAAATAGTTGAAAGAACAATTTACATGTATATCACAGATCCTACATTTAGACAGAAGATTCACGAAAGGTATAGCACCTATTACACAGGCTCAGACATCATAAACGCTATAAAATAAAACACATAATGAATAACGGTTACATCGAAAAAGACAAAAGGAAAAAGATTCTCCTTCTTTGTGATGACATTCGTATGACTTCAGGTATCTCTACCATGGCAAGAGAGATCGTCATAGGAACAGCACAACACTACAATTGGGTAAATGTTGGAGGAGCAATGCACCATCCAGAATCTGGCAAAAAATTGGACGTATCTCAAGACACGGGAAATGTTGCTGGAATTCAAGACGCATCTGTTTTTATCTATCCTACTAATGGATACGGAAGTCCAGAGTTAATTAGGCAGTTCATAGATATTGAAAAGCCAGACGCTATAATGATGTTTACAGATCCTAGATATTGGATTTGGTTGTTTCAAATGGAGAATGAGATTAGAAAAAAGATGCCAATTATTTATTTGAATATTTGGGATGATTTTCCTGCTCCTATATACAATAAACCATACTATGAATCTTGTGACTGTTTGATGTCTATATCAAAACAAACAAAGCTTATTAATGAACTTGTTTTGGAAGAAGCTGCAAAAGATAAAGTACTAACTTACGTTCCTCATGGAATTAACGAGAAGCACTTTTATCCTATTAACGAATTTATGGCAGAAGACTATGCAAAACTTCAAGAGAAAAAAGAGAAGATCTTTGGCAAAGACCAACCAGAATTTGTAGTATTTTACAATTCTAGAAACATAAGAAGAAAGTCTACTTCTGATCTAATAGCAGCTTATTCAGTATTTTGCGATACTATAGGAAAACAAAAAGCAAAGAAATGCGCTTTGCTACTTCACACTCAAGTTTCTGATGAAAACGGCACAGACTTATCAGTAGTTAGAGATCTTCTTTGTGATCCTGAATATCAGAAAGTCTATTTCTCAGACGATAGATTAGGAGTATCAGATATGAATATTCTATATAATATGTCTGATGTAACAGCTCTAATCTCATCTAACGAAGGTTGGGGATTAAGTCTTACAGAAGCTATGATGGCAGGAAAGATGACTATCGGAAATGTAACTGGTGGTATGCAAGATCAAATGAGATTTACTGACGATAAAGGAAAGTGGTTTACACCTTCTAAAAAAGTTCCCTCAAATCATTTTGGAAAGTATAAAGAACATGGCGAATGGGTAGTTCCAGTATTTCCTACAAATATGAGCATTGTTGGTTCTATTCCTACTCCGTATATATTTGATGATAGATGCGACTTTAGAGATATCGCTAAAGCCATAGAACAAGTCTACAACTTAGATGCTGAAACAAGAGCAGCTAAAGGATTGAAAGCGAGAGAGTGGGTAACTTCTGATGAGTCTATGATGAGTGCAAGAATGATGTGTGAAAATGTTGTAAATTCTATAGACACTACGTTCACAAACTTTAAGCCAAGAAAGTCTTTTAACTTAATCAAGACAGAAAAAATACAAAGAAAAGCAATTAAACACCCATTAGTATATTAATATGAAACAATATTGTGTAATATCAGCACCAGTTGATACGTACTCTGGTTATGGAAGTAGAGCTAGAGATTTAGTAAAAGCTATCTATGAATTAAAAGGCAAAGAGTGGCATATAGAAATTCTAAGTCAACGTTGGGGACAAACTCCATGGGGATACATAAATGATCATAAAGAAAAATGGGGATTTTTAGACTCGCTTATCAATAAGTCAGGACAATTACAAAAACAACCTGATGTTTGGATGCAACTAACTGTACCTAACGAATTTCAACCAGTAGGAAAGTATAACATAGGATTCACTGCTGGAATAGAAACAACTATTTGTGATCCTAGTTGGATAGAAGGTGTGAATAGGATGAACAAGACTTTGGTTTCCTCTAATCATGCTAAGACTGTATTTGAACAGTCTAAATTTCAACAGCAAGACAAAGATGGTAGAGTTACAGGAACTGTTTCTTTAGAAAAGCCAGTAGAAGTTTTATTTGAAGGAGTAGATCTAAGTCAATATTTTGAGATAACAGATGAAGATCTAGAAGAAACAGATTTAGTTTTAGAACTCGATAAAATACAAGAAGAATTTTGCTATCTATTTGTTGGTCATTGGATGCAAGGAGATTTTGGAGAAGACAGAAAAAATGTAGGAGGTACTATTAAAACTTTTTTAGAAACTTTTAAAGATAAAAAAGATAAACCTGCATTAGTATTAAAGACTTCTGGAGGCGGTGCTAGCATTATGGATCGAGATTCTATCTTAGAAAAAATAGACGCTGTAAAAAAATCAATAAACTCTAAAGATATTCCAAATATCTATTTGCTCCATGGAGAACTCGAAGAATCAGATATTAATAACCTATATAACCATCCAAAAATAAAAGCCATGGTTTATTTAGGACATGGTGAAGGATATGGTCGACCGTTATTAGAATTTAGTGTTTGTAAGAAACCTATTATCGCTGCTGCATGGTCAGGTCATACAGACTTTTTATCTATGGAGTTTACTGCTATGGTAGGAGGTCAACTAAAACAGATACATCACTCATCAGTTGTAAAAAATATGATACTTCCTGAGTCTCAGTGGTTTTATGCAGACTTAAAACAAGCTGAGTTTTATATGAAAGACATTTTCTCTAAATACGAAAAGTATGTTGAAAAAGCTAAAAGACAAGCGCATAAAAATAAAACAGAGTTTTCTTTAGATAAAATGAAAGAAGCAATAGCTCCATATCTAGAAGAAGCGCCAAAAGTAGAAGCTTTAAAACTTCCACAACTTAAGAAAATTGAACTTCCAAAGTTACAACCAGTAAAATAAATTTTCATGGAGAGTAAAAGTTTTGTAATTTGGCTTCGAGGATTCACAGAAGCATGTAATGATTATACTGCCACACCAAAGCAGTGGGATCGTATCAAAGAAGTTTTAGAAGACGTAGAAGATTACGATGATAATCCTGGTATTGACGTAGAGATAGATAATTACAAAGATCTAATGCCACTAACTGGCACAGTATCAGGAAGTTCATTTTCAGTTGGTCCAATAACAACAGGAACTACTATATGGAATGATAAAATAGGTTGTTGGCATTACACAAATTATCCTGAAGGATTTGGATATTTCACAAATAGCACAGCAGAATCTAAAAAAGAAAAACAACAACTAAATGACTGATAAATTAACAGACTGTCCTCATTGCAAACAAATAGGATCTGTATACACCACAGCGATTAATGAATTCTACAATTCTTATTTGTGCTTAGGCTGTGGTTTCGCCACAAATGACTTAATGATAGAAAAAGAGTTTGACTTTGAAGAATACGAAAAAGAAATGCCTCAACTCTATATAGATGCAAAAAAGACAGATGATCTAAAAAGAGTGTGGTATCCAAACATAGTAAATATTCAAGACAAAGGTACTGTATTTCTAAATGGATCTTCTGCAGAAGAATCGCAATGGTCAGCAATAAAAAGCGTTAAACTTACTAAGGAAGAAAAAAAGAATCCAAAGTTTAAAGACAAGACTCACAAATCAGATTCTAGCACCCTAACTAATTTTGGTGGAGATTACCTTTTAGCATTAGAATATATTGGGATAGAAATTTAAAAAATAAAAAAATGCTTTCAATTTCTTACTGCATCACAGCTTGCAATGAGCATAAAGAATTACATAATCTTTTGTCAATACTTTGCAAAAAAATAAAGCCCCAAGATGAAATAGTAATTCAGGTTGATTCATTAAACGTTACTAAAGAAGTATTAGCAGTAGTAACTGAAGAACAGAACATGAGCTCTGGAATTAAGCTGGTAAAGTTCCCGCTAAATAAAGACTTTGCTTCTTTTAAGAACAACGCAAATACATATTGTACCAAAGACTTTATCTTTCAAATAGATGCAGACGAGTTTCCTGATGAAGTTCTTTTAGACAATATTCACTCTATAATAGAATCAAATGATGAAGTAGATCTTTTTGTAGTACCAAGAAAGAATACTGTCCAAGGCCTAACTCAAGAGCATATTGAAAA